TTTGATTTTCATGTGCCAATTAGCAATGCTTTTGTTGCCAATGGCATTGTCAATCACAACAGTGGTAAAACGCTGATGGCTGCAGTTGCTGCTCTTTATGTTTGCTTTGTGCTAGAAGCAAACTATAAACGGCGCGTCAGAAAAAACGAAAAGTGGTACATTGTTACCGTTGCTAACGATCAAAGTCAGGCAAAGATTGCCCTGAATAACATTCGTCAGTTGCTTGTTGAAAGCCAATTCGCTAAAGAGATTGTCCGCGAAACAGCCACCGAAATTGAAATTAGTAATGGCTGCGTGTTCCAGGCTATTCCAGCATCAGCCCGTGCCTCCCGAGGAAAAGCCGTGGCCATGTGCATCATGGACGAACTTGCCTTCAGCCTTGAGGGCGATGCCAATAGAGGAGCCAAGGCCATCTACACCGCTCTAGAGCCTTCCGTGGCCCAGTTTGGCGGCCATGGCCGCTTCCTAGAACTGTCTTCACCATGGCTCACTGATGGCTTGTTCTACGAGCATTATTGCGAAGCTCAAAGTGGTGACTTCCCTTTCATGCAGGCCGTCAACATTCCCACCTGGGAAATCAATCCCAATTTGCCATGGGGATGCCCATTCCTTGAAGCGGCCCTTAAGCGTGATCCTGATGCGTTCTGGGTGGAATATGGTGCTCAGTTTTCCAAGAATCTTTCTGCCCTTCTTGCGCCTGAAGTTGTTGATGCTGCAGTCGATAAGCGACGGGGCATCCTCTTGCCTCAAGCGCAATTCAAGGGCATGTACTACCTTGCGCTTGACCCGGCAAAAGGTGGTGTTGGGCGGGATAACTACACGGCCTGCATCGTTCACTACGAAGGAGAAACACTAATCGTTGATAAGTTCCATTCCTTTGATGCTGACTTTGAAATCAATGGTAAAAAGGAAGTGAACATCAAGGCAGTGGAGCAATGGATTCGGGAGCATCATACGGCCTATGGCTTTGAAAGCATTGTGCTGGACCAGTTCAATAGTGCTTCCACCATTCAAACGCTTGCCGAAAGCCTGCCGATCAGCGAACTTACTTGGAGCGTGTCTACCAAGATGAAGGCTTTCAGTAAAATGCGGCAACTGTTCAATGCTGGGCTCATTGCTCTCTACAGTCATGAAGTGGCAATTAAGCAAATCAAGGGTTTGAGCGTGGTGTATCGTCAATCGGGACAATGGACAGTCACTGGCGGCAAGGAAGCCAATGTTGACGACTTCCCCTTTGCCTTGGCTGCAGCGATCTTGGAAGCTTCCGAAAGTGATGACATTGATTGGATTAACTCTCTCGTTAGGTAATGGGCACTATCATGGCAATAGTTTCTTAATGACTGGTGGAATTTGAGCACAAAGAGATTGTATTCTTGCTTGCTTTACTGGAAGCTGATCGTCAGACTGCCCTACAACTTTTAGCGGCAGACCACTTCTATGAGCCTAAGCTATTGCCAAAGCTTAGAAAGCTAGAGCGAAGCCTGAGGAATACTCAATAGCATTGTGCTAGACTGCCACTGTTTCATTGGACAATTATGGCTTCTTTGAGCAAAGCGGCAGAATCGGCATGGCTTCGCCTCATTGAAGCAGTGACTCCGTACGAAGATGTGCAGTCCAGCGAATACACACAATGTCTTGCCGAATACAATCAGGCGATGAAAGATAATGCCAGGGCTCTCCATTGGGAACGATGGTGTGAGGAAGAACCCTGGGCCATGGAATGCCGGATTTACGATTGCTAATGGTGCGTTTGTGCTATTCGCTTTGCGGAAAACGCTATGAGGCAATAGTGCCAGTAGCGGAAGCGATTAAGCTCAATCAAAGGCTATTGGCAATGGGGGCTGCAGTGTATTGGACAGAACGGCTATAGTCCTTGTTGCTTTCCAATGTGAATGGAGATTGAACCATCGTCACAAACAGCAATACTGATAAGGCTAATGACTTTGGGCTGTTGCGAAGGCGGGGCAATAACTATTGGAGTAGCAATGCGGAAGCCAAGTGATTTGAATGATTCCTTCGCGCACCCGATTCCTTCGCGCTGAGTCGATGTGGACTGGAAGCTAAGATAACCTCCTCCGTGGATAGTGCGATTATTCATTGGAAGCACCAAGCGGAAGCCCATAGAACGCATACCATGTTCAGCGCCAAACAACATCCTCGTAACCGAACCGCAACACTGTGC